GCGAGCAGAAGCCAGAGCAGTGTTTTGCGAAGAAAAGAAAGCATCACGATCTCCTCAAAAATGTTTAAGCCAAAACTTTTAACGCTTGTTCAACTGAGTTCACAATATGAACAGGTGCGTGTGACGCTTTGTGCCAAGCCGCCTCATCATCCGTAAGCGCCCGACGACTTGCTGACTTGCCGCCATCCTTCACTTCCAGCACGTACCATTTTTCTTGAAAACTGACCAAAACATCTGGACATCCGCTGCCGACCGACGCCAATGACTGAACATGTGCGCCAGCTTTTCGCAAAGCGTTCACGATTTCATTATGATTAGCATCCAGACGCGGCCGCGTTCTCATTTTAGCGAGTCCGCTCTTTGAGCAAGGTCAATGCTTCCACGACTTCTTTCCAAACGTCTGCTTGCTGTCGATTCTGATCGTGAAGTGTTGATTGAACCATATCCACTTTCTGTGCTACGCTTGATTCTCTACAAGCGGCCGCTAGCAGGAAATCATTGGTCTTAGACGCCTCAGCGGCATTCGATTTCACAGCGTCTTCGATGTGGCTCATATGATTGTGAAGAAGCAAATCCGCCCATGCTGACACCTTTTTGATGACGGAAAAATATGCGCCTATGACGAGACTGAAGCCTGACGCGATCGGAAGCCAAAACTTAATCGTTTCGTACGCCGTATACATTTGTGGTGACCTTTCAACGGTGCAAAGTTCGGGCTATTCATAATGTCAGCGTGCTGTGACGACTACTTCTGGTAGACATTGTTCGTCGCGATCGTGCCATCTTCGAGCGTGAAGCTGTGTTCGGTCGTAGGACTGTAGCCGTTGGATTCCGGTTCTTCGCTAGAAACGCTAAGCGTATACACCGGCTCGTTGACATCGATGGTGTCCGTATAGACCAGGCCTGCCTTTATCCACTCACCGCCAATCAGAATCTGATGGTCAAATGTCACTAGTCCGCCACCGGGCAACCGATGCATGGTTCTCAGCTCGGCTTCATGGACGATCAGCGCGAGCACGGGGCGCCATGTTCCTTTGGCGGTCAGCACCAGGTCGCCGCGCCGCGTGTCAATGATTGCACGTGGAATTCCAATGGCAGTCTTGACAGGAGTGTCGCCCGTGAAGCAGCCGCCGTTCGTGCCTCCTGATCCGTTGTTGAACGTGTTCGTTCCGCCGCTCGTACCGCCGCCGGATGTTATCACCGGAGTCGAAGATGCCGTCGTCAGCGCCTGTATAGCGGCCGCCGAAAGTGGAATATGGCTGCTTAGCGACTGGAGCTGCATCGCTTTTATGGTCTGATACGGCCATGCCGCCGGCGGCGTGCCTATCACGCTTATGGAAGCGCTCGACTGGTTGAGCGTCGGTGATCCCTCATAGGTGCCTGTATTGGAGCCGATGCTGTCGGCTGCCGTGGTGCCACCCGTCTCGTTCAGCTTCCAGAGATTGGTTGCTCCGTCAGCAACGACCTCGGCTTCATAGAGCGTTGCACCTTGCGCAATGAAGGCATTGAAATGCGTCAGTATCTCGGCCTGCGTCAGCGTGAAGTTGTATACGGAGGTCGGGCCGATCGTCAGGCTGTTGTAGGTGTTCGATGTCAGTCCGGCGCCAGCCTGACCCACTACGTATCCTATGTGCCAGCGCCCAGAGGTGTTCGCGATGGTGCCGGTGCCGGTGCTATTAACAGTGTAGTAGTCGGCGAGGAGAATGCCATCCATATAGATGGCCGTGTCTCCGCCGTTGGCCGATGTGTAGGTGCATGCGATATGGTGCCAGTTGCCGTTCAGCGCGCCTACTACCGGTACCCCAAGCAGTCCCGACCAAGTGCTGCCATTCCAGATGGTGAATCCGATATCACCCACGGGAAAAATCCATGCCTGCATCACAATGCCTGTCGATGGCGTGACTCCGGCGGCGGTGAAGTAGCTCATGAGCGCTTGACTAGCGGCCGTGGTCCCCTTTACCCACATTTCGAACGAGAATCCGGTAGTTGGTATCGACGCGGATGTGGTGGTCTCCACCCACTGGCTGCTCGCCGCTGCACATGTTATTCCCGTCAAGCTCGGAATCGTCGCATCGGTTCCCAGCACGAACTTGATGCTCCCCGTAGTCTCATCCCAGTACGGAAAAAAGTAGTATGGCGTGGATGCAGCAAGGCCAGATACCGAATATGACGTGGCTCCGATCAGAGTATCGCTACCGTCTATTCTCGCGAAGAACGCGGATGGCGTGGTGGAGAGGGTTATGCTTGAGTTGGTGGCGGAGATGCGGAAAGGCACCGATCCGGAAGAGGGAATGGAACCTTTAGGCAGAACCTGTATCGATGATGATGGGTCGACGACGCCCGGCCCCGTTGGATACCAAACTGAATATGTACCATTCCAAAACGCGTAATTTATGTTGCTCGTGATGCTGTTGCTCGCCGTGGAGGTATTGGCGCTGGGAATGAGCTGCGTGACCGCCGGACCGCCGCTCACCGGAAGAGTCCACATCAGCTGAAGTTCGTAGTTCGCGCCGCCGCCATGCTGCCACTCGACAGTCAGCGGGTAGTAGACGCCCGCGGTAAGCATGATGGTCCCGCTCTGGGTGTATTTGAGCGTAGCATTCGCTACGTCGCTTCCAGTCAGATTGTGAACGAGGGACTGCGTGCCGATGAAAATATTCACCCCGTCGGACGCATTGCAGCCGACGGTATAGAGGCCCGTTACCGAAGGAATCAGATAACCGGTTGACCTGAAGTAGAAGTAAGTAGAATTTACCCCGGCGTCTAATCCATCGGAGCCCGCGACGACATTGCCAATATTGATCATAGATTTAACGCGTTCCAATCGCTATATTCTGCCATGCCAGCGGCCCGGCGCCGACTACCGTCTGCGACAGCGGAGACGCTGCCGCCATCGGAAGTGCTGGTTGTAAAGTACCGGCGTTGGGCAGGATGAGGCCGCTCGATGCCTCAACCGTGCCCGGATTCTTTCCTGGAACCACGAAAGTCACGGCGTCAACATCTTGCAGTCGCTGCAAGCTGTTGTTGAATGCGTTGAAGCTCAGGAACTTGAAGTATAGCGTCTGGCCCGCCCATGTCGGGTCATATGTGTACTTGAAAATGGTGTCATCGAGGCGCATGAACAATCCGCCTGCGTTGTGAGAGCTGATCGTGGAGCCCAGCAGTCCGCGTCGAATATAACCGTTCATCGTATACTGTTCTTGGCCCGTGATGGACACAGCGGAATAGGAAATCAGTTCACCGTCACAGAAGCATAGCGTCACGTTATTATCTGCGTCTGCCGTGCTGCCCGCATCCAGCGCACCGGAATTCTCGACCATGTCAACAACCAGAGAATTGACCGTATCAGGATCGGAACCAACTGGAAATGCAACACCTTTTGATGGCTCGTCAACAAGCTCACCGATTCTGGCGGGTGATAGAATCTCACCTATTTGCGCATAGCTCACGCCGTCGCGCGACGACCATATCTGGCATCCGCCCCATGTGCTGGAAGCGCCGAGCGCGCCAATCCAAATCTGATTGCCAGCGAAACCTGTCAATCTGCTGAAGGCCTCGAACATGACGACTTCTGAATTGCCTGGAAGCTCATAAGCATTGAGCACAATGGCACCGGAACTTATTCCCTTGTTGAACAGCACGGGCTGGCCGACACCGTACGGATAGTCTTCAGCCTCTATATTCAGTCCCTCGACTGGGTCATCGACAATCTTCTGTATGCGCACCGGCTGATTGACGATATTCAGATTGATATTGCCGGGCGTCGTGTTCCAGGTTGACGATGATGTGATCGTGACGATGTCCATCGGCTCCAGGTAGGAGTAGGTGAACGGCAGAGTGAACTTGTACGAATTGCGGATGTTGACGCCGCGCTTGACGCGCATACTGGCCGAGAAGATGGCCGCGGTCAGCGTGTGTATGAAGTCGAAGTCAACGGTGTCCTCGAGGCGCAGGCCATAGCGGTTGATCGATGCCTGGTCCGAGTCTGGAGTTATTTCCGGCGCGTACTGGTTGCTTCTATTGTCCCATTTTATCTGAACGTTATTGTGCGCATCCTGCCATGGCGACCTGCTGACCTTGACCGGGTCTTCGCCTTCTTTCTGAACGAAGCACGTGTCGTCGAGCGCGGCCACGTAAGATGACGGAGCGACCCACGTGCAGCCATTGCCGGCGGTTGATGTGTCTCCGTAGGGAACGAGCTTGAGCAGTCCCTCTGACATGAAGGCCGCGATCATTCCCGCTTCGAGCCAGTCGCCGATCATCGATGCCGCACTGTCCTGCTTATCCATCACGGGAGAGATGAAGTAGCCATTCGCTGCTGACCAGTTCCAAGCGGTGCTGCCCGTCAAACGTGTACCGGCTATGTTCGGCGCACTACCCCAGGTGCCGCCCGGCCCGTTGTCAATCACGCTCACCGGAAACGGCTGAAAGCCAGAGCCGAGTCCCCACACCGGATTGGTCAGCGCTTGCCATATGCACTGAACGACATTGCAATCCAGAATACCGCCGCCGTACATGTCCGGAGTCTGAACCTCATAAGTGTTATTGTGAATCTGCCCTGCTTCACCAAGATTCATGGGATTGAAAGCCGCAAAAGCGGTGTTAGAATATCCCAGCACTTGTCCGGGAAACGTGTCGGTCAGCAGACTCCATGGAGCCTGTCCGTGCGCGCCAGGGAACAGTTCGAACTGAAGCGTTTCAGGAATGCCCGTAGTTTTGGAACCGGTCTGATACGGCTGCATGTTCTGGTACTGATACGTGATCTGAACTTCCTGATTAACGTCACCCGGCGCGAAAGTGTACGTGGCGCCATTCGGACTCGTACCATTGGTGACGAAGTGATACGTGCCCGTGATAGTCGGCGGGTTGGTTGCGACGGCTGTCAGCGCCGTGCCATTGAGCGGATTGAACACATCACCGCTGCTGTAGTACGTCACGCCGTAGTCACGAACGTACCACCACGGTGATCCAATGCTGAGCGTTCTGCCTGACGGAATTATGTCATTCTCTTGCGCATAGATGTACGGCAGATTGAAACTGTAATTTATCAGAACCTGCGTGCCCGCCGCCTGATCGGCCGCAGAGAAGTAGTAGGTCACGCCTATTTCGGAAGCCGATGCGACGTGCGATTCCAGAACGCCTGCACCATTAGCGAGAACCAGTGTCGTAGCCGTATTTGAAATGCAGACGAACGAGCCATTGTTTCCCGCGTTCGTGAACTCAGTGATGACGAACGTAAATCCAGTAAGTGAATTCACTGCACCGAATCCGATGCCAGTATATGTCGTCGCCTGCTGTCCCGATACTGTTGATACAGCACTCGCGGCGGACAGAACGAAAGTTCCGATGGTCGTTGTCTTGATTGAATACTGACCCTGATTCAGCGGTGAGCCGTATGGGACCAGCGTCATCGGCGCGTTATCTACTCCTGATAGATTATTAGAACCCGGCGCATTCAGATCATTGAATACTTGCGTGTATGCGTTGGGGACGGAAACGCCCTGATCGGAAACGAACGTTGACGCCTGCTGCGGTGTGTAGATTCCAGGCGAAGCAATCGTGTAATTCTCACTCGTGCTGGTATTTCCTATCCAGCTTTGATCGCTCCAGAAGTCTCTGACCGCCAATATGGGGCCATTGCATAGCGCCACGATCGCATCGGCTGAGTAGATATAACCTGATGCACCTTTGCCGCCGCCTTTGCCGCCGCTCGGAGCTGGCACGGAAGAGAAACCGTCGAGCCATAGCAGCTGCTGCTGCACCTTGCCCGTGCCCATCACCGTGGTGAATGGAAGGCCGAGACAGCTCTGCGTAATCTTCACAGAGTTAAGTCTGGTTGGCCCCTGCGTTCCTCCACCAAATATCATGCTCATAACTTATCCGTAATATGTGACGTTCAACAAAATTCTTCCTTAAGCGTGAAGAAAAGCCGCGGCGATTTCTTGAACTTAGGTGCTCTACTACCGTGGGAAGCACATACGCCGTGCGTTCCGCCCATGGCGTGTATGATATGCGTCGGCCACTCAATAATGACGGCGGCATGAGCATATGCGAAACCGAGCTTGTACACGACCACGTCAGCCGGAAGAACTTCACTTTCCGGAATCGGACGCATGTACTTGGTGATCAGATCGACGTACTCCGTGCTCGCACGATGCTGACTTACCTGGAGTGAGTAGTCCTTCGGAAGTTCTATGTAGGGCAGATGCCCGCAGTTATACAGAATCCCATACAGAAGCTGTCCGCAGTCAACGCCGCCCTTCGGCCCTTTGTAGCAGCACCAGCCTTTATATGGCGTGCCCAGCCAACTATAGGTTTCCTTGATGATCGCGACTCTCTGCATTGGCGTCAGCGGCATAAAGCACATCCTTCTTCAGACGGGGCGTGCCCAATTCTTGTGTGCTTGTTATAAGCACGACGACCATGACCTTTTCCAATATAGTAAGGTGTACCGTCTTCCCGAAGCCACATGTAGGTGTAAAAAAACATAGTTTCGTCCGTCACAAGGCTGTTGTTGGAACGGGTGTATAGGGCGCGCTTCCGTTGTGAATCGAATTGTTGAACTTTGAAATACAAGTGGACAGGCTTTTATCACAGCCCGCGATCACTTTGAATGTGTCACCCGCTTGAACCGGCAGCAGCCATGGCACCATCATTGTCAGTGCACCGGCCGCGGAAATCTTTATTGACTGCGACAGACCGCTATTGTTGCCCGTCAGGCATGTCACGACGCCCTGCTGAAAATAACCGGCAGCGGCGCTTACTCCGACGAAGTTAGTCACCGGAATCAGAACCCATTGTGAGCTGCCTGTCTTCAGCGTGAAGTTGTATGTGAATGCGGCCGCTCCGCCTGGCACGTCACAGTTCGAATCAGCAAAGCCCCACGGACACGTGGATGAAACCAGTCTTGTCGGTATTTTTGTGCTGGGACCGAGAAGATATAGTGGGTCGGCGCAGTCAAATATGGCACTGACGCGACCTATTTCATTTAGTTTCGTAATCGTGCCCGTGAACTTTTTCTCGAGTCCATAGCTCACATTGCCATAACCGCCTTGCGGCATGTATGCCGTCCACACATCAACCTGCGCCGCGTCGAATAAACCGTTGAGCGCTGCATTCAGAATGCCCATCAGCAATCCCGGATAATTTTCACCTGCTTTTGAAATGCAAGTCAGCGTCATCGTGCCAGCGCTCAGCTTGAATCCCGCCTCACTCGTGATCGCGCCGCGGCTCCAGCGTCCGTAAAGTGAACTGCTAAACGTCGTTGTCTGAAAACCGATAGAAGGATTCTCATTACCAGTCCACCCGGCCGTGCCGAAGGGAACGGTTATATCCCAACCGC